GAGGGGGAAAGGAGTGAGGAATTGCTTTACCAGAGAGAGTTTGAGCGATTTCAGAGCGCAGGAACCCTAATATTGTGTTTTTGGGTAGAGATTGATAGATAAAGGGTTTCAGAGGGTGGTGGGTAACATAATGCTCCTTATCGGAACATCCTCCGGGATCTCTTGGGGCGAGGACCTGGGGATGGTTGTTATGGTGGCGTTTATAGCAGGGATGCAGGGCCCAGGCTTGGCCAGTTGCTTCCTGTTTCCCCTGGGTATCCCACCTGCAAAAGAGCGAACCCCCCCATCCCCCCTTTTTTTTGGGCGCCGTCTTTAAGAGTACCCACATCTGAATTTTATCGCATTTAAGACCTTCACTAGCCCTTCATCTCCAACCCATAACCTCCCCTAAACCTCCCTACTCACACCATACAGAGTTCTCCTTTAATAGACCACATTTAAGCTCTCTTCCCTTGACTTTTCCCTTATTTTCAATAAAATTATTATCGCAACCTGAAGGAAAAAATAAATTGGTGGAGTGATGGCTAGAATTATTCCCCTTTCGTGTAAAGAGAAAGAGAATCATCTGAACTTTCTTCGACACCGAATTAAAGAAGGAAACGTGGACTTACAATTTATTCCTTACCTAAAACAAATTAACTCTATAGAAGGCGTTTGCACTACGCAATCTTGTACTGGTCACAAACGAGGGAAATATCAAGATGACGGACACCTTCGATTTAGACTATCCGCCAAAACGATGCGTGTACTCCGACGGAATATAGAAAAGTTCTATGAATGCCCGAATATTGAGTTTGTAGACGTTCGCTATTTTCCCGGCAAAAAATATTTTTCTGGAGCTGACAAAAGGGCTATTTATGAAGAAATTATGATTGATTTTTTGGGCTTAAATCGAGGTCTCGAAACTTTTCATCAGTCTATAAAACATATAGTTGGAATATTAAAGGACTTCAATTCTTGACACTCCATCTTTTTGTGTTAGAATATAATCACTCTGTGGCGTTTGGGGGCGTCAAACGCATAACTAAGTAACCCGTGAGACAATGCTTAGTTACAGACGAATGGGGATTCAGCGGTTATCGTCGGGGCAATACAGCCCTAGAGGAGTTATGAGCGAATCTAGGGGGTAACCTTGGGGATAATGTAGCACGCCGGGGAGCGTGTCCGTTTCAGGAGGGGCCTGGCAGAGGCGACTAGAAGATTAGTTATCGGAATATCAATAAGGATGAACCGACGAAAAGAAGACTCATTAATGTCCAAGAACTTGCGGAATACCTTGACCTTTCAATTGATACGATATATAAGTGGGTTTGCCGAAAAAAGATACCTTTTGTGAAATGTGGAAGATTAACTAAGTTTGACCTGAGAAGAATAGATAAGTGGATAGAGAAAAATAGTATTGAGGTTGGAAGTATACCTTGGGAGATTGATGGTAAATGCGAAGTGATACAAGATGGAAAAGTGATTTTCAAGAATGGCATAGCATACGGCAAGGCAGGTAGAAACTGGTTGAAACGCAAAAAAGAAATGTTGGTTGAGGAATGAACAACACGATATGTTGGTGGTGTGGCCAAACAATCAAAGACATCATTGCCAATAGTTGTGTAATAGCCTCTGTTGACGGTGTGAGAGTATATTTACATGATAAGTGTGCTGGAGATATAGAGAAGGATGGCTCGAAGAGTGCGCGGGGGTTCTCCAGTATTAAATTCACAATTCTTGATTGTCGAGAAATTGAACAGTTTAGAGACCACATAGAACACGATTATCAGAAACATCCAACTGGATGCGGCGGTAGTTTTGGCGAGATTCTCTGTTATGAGATACATGAGTCAGCTCTAACTTTTAAGTGGTTAGCAAAGAAATGGAAGATTAGTGTCGCATTTTTAGGAGAACTTATAGCTGACCACTGTAGGAAGTTATGAATATTTGCTCCCAATGCCTCGAGATTATCCCTGACGATGAGCAATGTTTCGAGGTCGATGGTAAGAAAGGGAAAATAACCCTATGCCGGTTGTGTTTTTACGGAAGCCCTTATATATCGGATAAAATGAAGAGAGAATTTGCTTATTATGAGGGGAAGGAGAAGGAGGATTAAATGGATTCATCTGTTAGAGTGGGGATAAAGGTCATTATTTGGTGGTTGTTTTTTATGGTTTTATTCATATTGGGGTTAATATATTATCTTGATACACCAATTAGAACGGGGGTAATTGTTAGTGTTATCGCTGGCATTGGGTATGTGATATTGTTGGAATCTGAGTTTCCCCTGATTAGAGAAAGCTTGAAGAAATTAAGAAGAATTAAATGAAAGGAGCATGAATAATGGAGAAGAGTCAATCTGACCCTTGGCTTCCGATAATTAAGTCCATATTTAGGACTGCACAGATAGAAGCCGCTGAATACGTTGATAAGATTATCAAAAAAGAGAGGGAAAAGGATGGAAAACTACCTAAAGGGAGTTAGTCCAGGAAAACCTACGGCCACCGAGATAATGGCAAAAACGTACGGAACTCGAAATGTAGTCTCGGATAAAAATGGGCATCTTCACGTTGAAAAACTGGGAAGATTGACCGCTACGGAGAAAGCCATAATTAAAGGTAAATGGTTTTGGACAAAAATAACAATCGGTGTTTTACTTATGGGGATAGCGGCGAGTGTAGTTGTGTGGAGTATATACCAAATGGTGCTTATTCACCGTTTCATCATGTCACTTTAAGGAAGGAGCCTAAAGGATGAAGAAGTGCCGTTGCTGCGGAATATCAATCGGGAATGATGAGGGTTATTGGATGGATGGGCAAGGGATTTTATGTATATCTTGTGGTGTCGCCAAAGGATTGATACCGAAGAGCAAGGAAGGAGCCTAAATAATGGAGAAGATAGGTATTTGTACGATGGACGGCAAACCCATTATTGGCCGGGTCGAATATGAAGAGGCAGTTCTTAAAGTAAATGAGGTAGTAGATTGGATAAACGACCACGGAGAATATGTAATTTTGAGAAAGCCCCCAGAGGGACAAATTTGGCAGTTGGTTGAGAGATAAGGGAGACAAACAATGGAGAAGATAGATAATGCGTTTTATAATGAAGCTGACTCAGACGAACTCATTAGTAAGTTAATAGACAACCAAAACCATATCATGGATTGGATCAAGGAGCATGAGAAATATGTAGAGCCGCTAGAGAAGGCCTGGAAAGAAGCAATAGAACAGACTCTTAAAGCAGCGAAGGAGAAGGGGGCATAAATGGCTCAATCTCGCCGCGAATCTAATAAAAAATACTATGAGAAACATAAGAAAAGGTGGAGGAAATACAACCGTAAACGTAGAATGACACTTAAGAGAAAGGTATACGGTCCTGGATTTAACTATCAACCTCTTACTCCCAAACAGAAAACGTTCAAGCGGGCTGTAGAGAGAGGTATAGAACCTATTGAGGCTGTGAAAAAGGCTTACCCTGGTGTCCACTCCCCTAGTACCAAACTTTCTTCCCTCAAAAGAAATCCCATCCTGAACGCTACTGTTGGTGGATATGTAGCAGACATGATCGATGCGGGTTTTACTACTAAATATATGGCGAAAAGTCAGTTTGATTGGACCGAAAGGGCAAATAAAGAAGGCTCTACTCCCCACGACGTTCGGAACGCCATTATTATCATCGACGGTTTTCGTAAAACTCAGGGTTGGGAGGTTGAGAGAAGCGAAAAAAGATCTCTTAATCTAAATATCAATGTGGGCCCGGAGCAGGCCAAGTTTATGGAGAACGTACCGGAAGAAGAGGAGGAGGACGTGATAGATGTCTAGGTGGGAAGATGGCAGTTAAAACCCTTGAAAAACTAGACCAGAAAGAGTTATTCCGCCGACATTCCATTTCCGCACATAACTCCCTTTATTACCTGAATAAGTTTGTTCTATTTAAGCTTGCCGAACACCAGATGACTTCTGATCCCCATGAGAAGGTTTGTAATTTTATTCAATTCTGGCGGAAAGGTTGCTCCCGAAAATTGCTTCTTATGTCCCGTAAATCCTTCAAGACTTCCTCTGTTTCGGTAGGATATGTGATATACCTCTTACTCCAAGATCCCAACGATACTATTCTTATTCTGGCTCAGGAGAGGGCTTATGCTATGAAGATTCTGGCCCAGATAAAGCAGCAGATGTTGGAAAATGAGGAACTTATTGCTATAAATGGGCGTGATTTTAAGATGTCCTGGGGCTGGAAGGAATGGGAGATTTTTGTTAATGGGAGAACCGATTGGGTGTCCAAAGAACCTTCTATCGCAACGGCAGGAATTGACTCGGTGAAAGCCGGTCCCCATCCCGATAAGATCTTTCTTGACGATCCTGAAACCGAGGATAATACCTCGAGCTTGGAAGCCTGCGAGAAATTGCTGGACAACTATAGAATGCTCTCGCCGATGTTGAAACAGGGGGGTCACATGGTAGTTGAAGGTACTCCTTACTCATTTGATGGAATCTACCACTATATTTTGGAGAATCTAGCCGAGCTACAGGCTTACGACATTTTAGTAGGCCAGGCTAGAAAAGATTCAGCCATTCTTCCTAAAATTAACAAAATCTTTATGCACCTACCCGAAGGCCCGGAAGAAAGTCTTCTTATGCCGAATGTTTTGACCAAGCAATACCTGGATGATGAAGAAGCGAAGGATCCCCCATTTTTTGCCGGACAATATATGATTTCTCTCTCTAGTGGAGGGGCAGCCGAATTCAAAAGAGATTGGTTTAGATATTATCTCGAAAAAGAAGTTCCCGAAACAGTCAAAAACTACGTTCTCTTGGATCCAGCCATTTCCCAAAAAGCAACCGCTGATTATACCTGCATTAAAGTAGTTAGCCAAGACGTATTAAACAATGTTTTTATTCGTAAGATAATTCATGCTAGGTTAGAGCCGGATGAGGTTATTGAATATTTTTACCAATTTTTCTTTGATTATGAACCTTATAAAATGGGGATAGAAACTAACGGTATGCAATGGCTTTTCAAATGGCAGTTTGATAA